AGTGCCGTGTGTCGATTAATCAGCCGTCGTGTCGTAGACCCCTCTAATTTGTCTGACAATGATGTTGTCGATTTGACGTTGAAGGAAGTGTCGGATCTTGGGAAACGGATCGTGGCATCGATTATCGAACGTCTTGCATTCGAGCAATCGATACCCTCCATGCGTCGTATGGTGGAAGATGTACACGCGGATACGTAATGCCCATAAAGACGCTGGGTGATTTGAAACACGGGTTGACGCGGTTCACACCAACTGCGAATGCATTGGACTTGTCGTCAGCCGTCAGTGGATTACGTCAATATCGTCGAGACATCAAAAACACGCGGCGTATCGACCAAGCCCAGCACAGTACACGTCGGTTTTGTGAAATCTATTTGAGTCACCATTTTACGGCTGGATTCTCCGAGCTGCATTACGATATCTTTTCCGCCATCGACAGCCCCGGTCTCAGTAAACGGATTGCCAGGATTGCACCGCGTCAATTTGGAAAGACCACGATCATTTCCCTGGGATTGCCGCTGTACATGATGGCGTATCGGTTGAAGTGGTTTGTGCTCATGATTGGAGAATCCGCCACCACCGCCGAAGCGAACTTGGCGACCTTGACACAAGAACTTGAAACCAACGAACAGTTAATCGCCGATTTCCCGCATCTCGCTCCAGCGATGGATATTCGCGGTCAATCCGTGAAATGGACAGACCGTCAGCTGGTAACCAAGTCGTATGCCACCGTCATGGCAAAGGGGATGGGCGCTCGGATGCGGGGGTTGAAGTACCGGGAACGACGACCGGACCTCGCTATTCTTGATGACCCGGAGTCCCCAGAAACGGCAGATACATTCTTGAAGCGCCGTCGCCATAAGCGTTGGTTCGGGGGCACGTTCATGGGATTGGGTGCGCGGGAGTGGGATCTGTATGTGATTGGGAATCTACCGCACCATGATTGTTTAATTGCTGACCTAGTGCTGGATACAGATACATGGAACGGAAAGCTGTATCGAGCCATTAACATCCATCCACGAGAAAACGAACGTTACATTGTTGGAAATACGAAGACCGATGATCAGTCATTGTGGCCGGAAGTTTGGCCGCTCGACAAACTAGACAAATACAAGAATGAGCCGAATGTCGGGTCTCTTGGGTTTGCACGAGAGATGATGAATGATCCTCGCGAAGAAGAGGATAAAGTCTTTGACCCCCATTCGTTCTCGTTATTCGATTTGACAGACGACCATCGCGCCTCGTTTTCTATGGTGGCTTCTGCGTTTGACCCAGCCGGAGGCGAACGTCCAGGAGAAATGAAACGGGGGAGACGAGATTTCGCGTGCATCGTCACAGCAGCCAGAACCGTCGATGGGTATATCGATGTAATTGATATCTGGATGAAGCGCGATCTGCCCGATCAACAAATTGATAAGTTATTGGATGTGTACGAGGTATGGAGACCTCGTTTGATTGGCGCTGAAGAAAATATGTATAAGAATTTGATGGAATTTGATATTGCGCGTCGAGCCAGAGAACGAGGATTATATCCATCATGGAAGATGATGAACCATACGTCGAATAAAGTGTCACGTATCCTCGGTATCCAGCCATTGATCGAGAGTGGGATTATACGATTCGCTCGACATCTGATTCCAAAACATCATGAATTCTTTGGACAGTTCGATGAGTTTCCTGGTGCAGAACATGACGACGCTCCAGACGCGACTGAGATGGTGATCCGATTGTTAGAGAAGGGTTCGTATAAAGGGTTACCCAGCATCGTATCAAAGACTAGTTACTGGAGATAACATGGCGAAACGTGAACCCCAGCGTCGAGGACCGAAGCCGGCGATCTTTAATGAAATCGGAACCACAGGGTTGAAATACTCGGGAGGACAAATCCAAGAGGAATTCCTTCCTGCTCTGAAAGGGCCGAAAGCCGTCAAGGTGTATCGAGAGATGCGAGATAACGATCCCACTATCGGGGCCGTTATGTTTGCCATCGAGATGTTGATGCGACAAGTGGAATGGAAAGTCGTATCGACAAGAGAAGGTACATCTGATGAAAATAAATTAAACCGGGATCCAGTTCACGCATTACCTGGTAAAAAAGTCGATCCCACTCCCAGTAATGAGCCATCGACTGAGGTTGGTACGGAACCAGGTATTGTGGATTTAGATCCTCGGGCTGTTTTCCTGGGGTCGTGTATGCACGATATGACAGATAGCTGGGGAAGCTTAATGACGGAAATCCTCAGTATGCTGACATACGGGTGGTCGTGGCATGAGATTATCTATAAACGTCGGGAAGGTCAAACCGGGAATCCAAAGACACAATCAAAGTTTACGGATGGTTTGATTGGATGGCGTAAAATGCCTATCCGCGCTCAAGACTCATTGTCGAGTTGGAAGATTTCCGGTAATGGGTCTATCGAAGCAATGGTACAGCAAACAGACAACGGGGGATTGGTAGACATTCCTTTGTCTCGATCATTGTTGTTTCGGACACAGGTTACCAAAGATAATCCAGAGGGTCGATCTGCACTTCGTAACTGTTATCGTCCTTGGTATTTCAAAAAGAAGATTGAAGAAATAGAAGGTATCGGGCTGGAACGAGATTTGGCTGGATTGCCTATGATGACGGCTCCAGAAGGTTTGGATCTGTGGAATGACCAAGATGCATTGGCTGTGACACAGCGGCAATTGGCAGAAGACATTGTGCGGTCGATTCGTCGAGATGAGCAAGAAGGTATCTTGAAACCGTTTGGATGGGAGATTCAATTACTCAGCTCAGGCGGTCGTCGGACGTTTGATACAAATTCTATTATCAGTCGATACGACCAGCGTATGGCGATGACTGTGTTGGCTGACTTTATTCAGTTGGGGCATTCCAATCGATTTGGATCATTTGCATTAAGTAAGAGTAAGACATCGTTGTTCAACACAGCCTTAAATGGCTGGATGAATATGATTCGAGACGTATTCAATCAACATGCTGTCCCTGAATTACTCGCATTGAATGGGATGGATTTGACAGACCATCCACGTCTCGATCATGCGGAAATCAATGTTCCTGATATTGAAGCGATTGGAACCTATCTTCGTAATCTTCGAGCTTCTGGTATGGAGCTCTTCCCGAACCCAGTGTTGGAAGAGGCAGCGCTTCGAGCAGCGAGTCTCCCTGTATCTAGAGCAGATTTGGCAGGTCGTCCAGGACAGCCTGATAGGGATGAGTCTGGCGAGACACCAGACCATCCACCAGAGGATTTAGATCAAGATCAATCTGACGATGGGTTTGATGAATGACCTTGAGGCAATTGACGTTGATGTTGATACCACCAAGATATATCCGAAATATTCTTATATTACTGATTATTTGTGCCACAGCATGGATTGTATCTGCACAAACACGGTCTGTTGACTCTATTTTAACTTGCTATAGTGGAGATGGATCTGTAATCATTCAAGCTCCATCTCCGTCACCTGAGAATTTTAGAGTCCAAATGAACGCCGGAGGTGTGACGCATGCAGAATGGACATTACCGACAAAACAGAAACAGATATTGGTAACTACGATGCCATGCCTGTATTTTGTGACACAAGACGTACCTGGATCGATAGGGGCCGATAATCAGTAACAGTCCTGTGGGTCCACCTTTGGTGGCAGCTGCTCTTGCCAGGGAGCAAAGCTGGGGGCGCTAATTACTGGTGTTCCGCCCACTTTTTTATACATATATTTATGCCTCGCCAACAACGTCCTCCAGCATGGGCGGTCAGTGTTCCTGGATCGACTAGAACTGATCGAATCATGTCTGCTATACGATGTGAATTGGAGAAAAGACGTTCACATATCGACATTGACAATGACATCGCGTCTGTTTCTATTGTTGTCAAAATAAAAACGAATACCATTGAACCGCGACGAGTTCTGGTCCAGTTGCAAACAGAATCTGGATCAATGTGAAAGGGGTATTGATTTCGTGTTGAATTTAGGTCATAGTATTGGTAAGGAAGGTTGGTTGTTAAATCAACCGACAGCCAAAGCTCAAGCCGTCGGAGGTGAGAAGACGGCATCTCAATTCTTTATGGGATTGAAGATGCCGTCTTTTTTTATAAGTGGAGACATTAAATGAGCACACTGGTTGCGAGCCGAACCGAAACAGCCAATGGAACTTCCAGTGTAGGCGTTCGTGCTCCAGCGGATTTGGATGTAGGGACATTTCTATTAAGTGTTACTGCTGCAGCAACTGAAGTCGGCGATAAGCTTAATGTCTATATCCAATCATCTCCGGATGGCGGTACGACGTACGATGATTTTATTCATTTTACAGAAGTAGCCGGTAACGGGGGCGCGGTTAAACATATTGCAATAGTCAATTTCCGAGGAGCACCAACTTCATCTCTTCATACGCCTAACGATGCTGCGCTATCTGCGGGAGTGAATCAAGGGCCAGTATCGAATCTGTGGAGAGTGAAATGGGTGGTTACTGACGCTAGTACCGATAATGCGTCATTTACATTCTCTATTTCTGTGTCATCGGCCAATGAGTAAGTAGGATGCCTTTTGGACGGAATTGTGAGTTTAAAGATTTTGATGATTGCGTAGCAAAGACAGGAAGTAAAGAAATTTGTGGCGCATTGATGCGTGACACAGAAGAAAAATGCCGAAAGAAAAAGGCTGAATCGAGGACAATGATGAAATACGGGCATATTGTACAAGCAATGTGTGATTCGTCGTGGGCCATTATGCCCTCTAAGCTTCAGTCTATAGTTGAATTTATACAGATGAAGGTAGATGGTGTAGACCTGTCTCCTGAATCTGTAGCAGAAATAACTAAAGACAGATCTATTATAAAAACTCAAGTATTAGATTCTCTACTGCCCAATGAATCAGATTCATCCGTAACTGGTAATAAAGTCGCGGTTATACCCATACATGGGACTATTGCCCATCGTATGAATATAATGAATTCCGTTAGTGGAGGAATTTCTACTGAAGCATTGGGAAAGCAATTCGAGACATTTTCTGATGATCCAAATATCAGTACTATTATTCTGGATATCGATTCTCCGGGGGGCGCTGTCTCAGGTGTCGAAGAATTAGGTAACCAGATATTCGCAGCACGAGATAAAGTCCATATTGTAGCTTCAGCCAATTCGTTGGCAGCCAGTGCTGCTTATTGGCTGGGATCTCAAGCACACGAATTTGTTGTGACACCCAGTGGTGAAGTTGGAAGTATAGGCGTTATAGCTGTTCATGAGAGTGTATTTAGAGCTAAAGAGACACAGGGACGAGATATCACTGTCATTAAAGCCGGTAAATTTAAAGCCGATACTTCACCTTTAGAGCCATTGTCTGAAGAAGCCCATGCTTTTATTCAAGAACGAGTCGATGAGCGATATGATACTTTCGTTTCGACTGTAGCGAAAGGACGTAATGTATCCACAGACACTGTTATCAATAAATTTGGAGAAGGCCGAATCGTAGGCGCTAAATCGGCTTTGTCGAAAGGGATGGTGGATGGTATAGAAACATTGAGTGAAACAATTTCTCGTTTCGTAGGAGTGCCAGAATCGAGTAATGAATCAATTAATACGGCAATTAACAAGGAGGTCAATCCAGTGGGATTTGATACTAATTCACTAGAAGAAGATGTACGGACCCATATCAAGGGCTTGGAAGATCGTATTAATGAGCTAGAGGCAGAAGCTCAAGACGATACGACACCCACAATTTCAGCAGAAGTCATGTCCTCTCTTCCAGATGAGGTGAAGAGGGAATTGGCTACAGCAAGAGAAATAGCCGAAGAAGCTGTAGCGAAAGCTGAAGCTGCTGAGGCGATGGCTGCTACAGAAAAAGAATCTAGAGTTCGAAGAGAACTTCAAGATAGAGTCAAGAGTCTGTACCCCCATTTGCCTGGTTCCGTTGAAGAGAAAGCCGCTATGTTGGGTTCAATTGAAAAACTCGATGCATCGGAACAGGAGTCCATTAATGTCCGATTGGCTGCAGGTAATAAAGCTATTGAAACATTGATGTCTTCTGAGATTGGTGAGATTACTCATTCTTCTGGTTCCACTTTCGAAAAAATGGAAGCATTGGCAAGTGAGTTGATGCAGTCTGAGAATTTGTCTAAAGCTCAAGCTATTCGCAAAATTTCTCAATCTCATTCGTCTTTATACGCTGATTACGTTGAAGAGACTCGTTCGTCAATTAAGCAGTAGTATTTATAGTAGGAGGATTGAATCATGGCATGGTCGATTCCAGGGTTTTCTTTTACACGAGTAGCTGGTGAGGATTTGAGTTCATCTCAGTACTATTACGTAAAGCTTAGTACGACGGATACCGTTATTGCGTGCGCTGCGGCTACCGATGTTCCTATCGGTATTTTGCAGAATGCGCCAGCCAGTGGTGCTGAAGCGACTATCATGGTGACGGGTATCTCTAAAGTCAGTTCCAATGCGGCATTGTCTATTGGGAATTTGATCGGAACATCCGGTGATGGTCAAGCTGATGCGAAAACTGCTGGCAGCGATACCACTGAATATGTAGTAGGTGTTGTATTGGAAAGTAGTTCTGGAGCCAATGCTTTGGCGACGGCGACGGTGAATTGTTTGAATCCGCACAGAGCAGCGTAAGGCAATGCGTCAAGCGACATTGGAATTTCATACATTAAGTATTCGCTTGGCAAAGGGTCTTATTAAAGGGTGGGAACGATGGCTTCGTAGTGCTGTCGATGAAGATCGAGATCATAATCGAATTGAAGCTGGGAGGATAGCTAATGGGTCAGCCAACGAGAAGTAGTGTCCATGTTGATGCAGTTCTTACTAACATCAGTGTGGCGTATATTCAGGATCGTTCGAAGTATATTGCTACACAAGTTTTTCCGATTATACCAGTAGACAAGTTGTCTGATGTGTATTTCTCATACACAAAGAACGATTGGTTCAGGGATGAAGCGCAGAGACGTGGAGATTCTACGGAATCAGCCGGCAGTGGGTACAACCTAACGACCGCTTCGTACCAATGCGATGTATGGGCATTCCACAAAGATATTGGAGACCAGACACGTAACAATGCTGATAGTCCTATTAACTTGGATTCAGAAGCGACTGAGTTTGTGACTCAACGTTTGTTGCTTCGTCAAGAAAGAAAATTTGTGTCCGATGTATTTACCACTGGTGTATGGGGTACTGACCGTACGTTGTCAGGTACTGATCAGTGGTCGGATTTCGTGAACAGCGATCCTCGCGATGATGTAGATACGGCGAAAGAAGCTATTCTTGGTGTAACGGGTTTTGCTTCCAATACGATGGTGGTCGGTTGGCAGGTTTGGCGTCAATTGAAGAATCATCCCGATTTTCGTGAACAGATTAAGTACACGTCTGCTGACAACATGACACCAGGTATGGTGGCACGTATGTTGGAAATCGATAACTTTATCATCGCTAGTTCTATCTACGCAACAAATGATGAGGATGCAACCGCAGCCTATAGCTTCAATTTTGGGAAATCGGCATGGATTGGCTACGTTAATCCAAATCCAGGGTTGTTGGCTCCGAGCGCTGGATATACTTTTGCGTGGAACGGTGTCTCCGGATCTTTGGGCGCTGATGTTGGTATTTCCAGTATTGAGATGCCATTGAAGAAGGCGACTCGGATTGAAGGTGAAGTTGCATTCGATAATAAGGTTGTCGCAACTGACCTTGGATACTTCATTAGTGCGGCTGTTGCGTAATCGAGGAGACATTATGCATTGCGTGGTTCAGAAACCGTTCAGCGGGAATGGAGTTGATTACCAGAGTAATTGGTTAGTCGATACTGGTAGTTGGCCTATTCGACGCAGGGACCAACTGATCTCACAACGTTTCATTAGGATCGCCTCCGAGGAAGAGATATCTTCAGCTTCTGAAGAAGAAGCGTCTCCACGGCGGTCTTCTCCTCGCCCTCGTAAGAGAAAAACAACCGCCAAGAAGCAGAGGTAACATTCATGGGAGTCCAAGGAAAAAATAAAGGTAATTTTATCGTCGGACGTATGAGTAGTGATAATCTAAATATTGCATCCGTTACATTGACAAACGCTCAGATTTTGACAGTACGAGCGACTCCAATTACACTTGTTCCTGCCCAGGGTGCAGGGACAGTAATTGAATTTGTTAGTGGAATGTTGTTTCTGGATGCAGCGGCAGGTGCTTACACAGAATCAGCTGATAACTTGATTTTTAGATATGTCGATGGGTCTGGACTTGTTGTTTGTGATGATATAGAATGCACTGGATTTATTGATCAAGCTGATGAAATGGCAACCACCATTTCAGCGAAAATTAATGCTATTGCTACCGATGCCCAGTGTGTGAATCAGCCGCTAGTTATTCATGGTTCTGGTAATGGTGAATTTGGTGGCGGAAATTCTGCGAATGATCTGATTGTTAAAGTTGGATATCGTGTTCATGCATCTGGTTTCTAGAAAATTGATATTATGACTTGGACTTATTCATCGACAGATATCTCTACTGATCTGGCTAAAGTTCGTTTGTTGATTGGAGATACAGATACCAATGATCAACAAATGACTGATGAAGAGGTCCAATTTTTTATCACTAATGAGAATACCATTTACATGGCAGCGTATCGATGTGCGCTGGCATTGGTCGCCCATTATGCTCGTCGAGTGGACAAGGAGATGGGCGACCTGAAACTCCTTGCTGCTCAACGCCATCGACACTATATTCGATTGGCAGAAGAATTATTGAAAAAGAATGTTCCTGCTCTACCTTCATCTGGTGGTGTTTGGAAGTCTGAAAAGACTAATCTAGAAGACAATACAAATTGGATACAGCCTTCTTTTAAACGCGGCATGATGGATTATAACTAATGGCTGTCAGCCCTAATCTTGATCCAGATTTTAGAGAATTGATGCCGTACACGGTTACGATTGCTCCGAAATCTGGGCAAAATCAGTATAACGAAGCGACGTTCGGAACACCTGTTACTTATCAAGCTCGTATTGCTGGTAAGATTATGGAGTTGCGCAACAAAAAAGGCGAAGAAGTTACGACGACGTTTGAATTGTGGCTAGATACTACGGATACGATTGCACCCGATGCAAAGCTGACATTAACGGGAGCGACGTGGATTGATACAACTCCAGAAATTTTCACCGTTCGTCGAGTGAGTGACGAAAATGGAGACAGCCATGTTCAAATATCGTGTGGATGGCAGTATCACAGACAAGGGTCATAATGAAAGCTACAATACGTTTAGATCCTCGTGATAAGGCACGGATGAAAGCCAGATTCCGTAAGGCTGTCAATCATTCGATAGATAAAGCTGTTCCTTTGTTGCGGACTTTGTTAAAAGAAATAAAAAAAGAATCACAAGAAATTGTTCCCTATAAGACAGGGAATTTGCGATCAGCTGCTCACTATAGTGTTCGACGTAACCCCATTTCAGTTACGGGGATGTTTTGGTACGATGAGGAGAAAGCTCCTTATGCGATGGTTCAACACGAAACCCCTGATCCTCCATGGAGTCATTCAGGTGGGCGGAGATGGCATTATTGGTCAGACCCGATAAACTCAAGAGAACAAGATATTGAGGATATTTGGAGAGAATGTTTTGAAGGAGTGTGGGGGTAATGTCTTTGCTAGAAGATATTAGCCTCAGGCTGGAAAACCAAGGCCGAGGTACTCGTGGTACGGATATTTTTATTGGTAGAGAACCAGATGCTCCTGATAATTTGATTGTTGTGTGGGAGCAAATGGGTCAAGAACCCTATAATACAATGGGTCCATCTGGAACGGCTCCTTATGTAAAGAGGCCCAGGTTTTTAGTTCAAGTACGAAATACCAGTTATGCAAGTGGTCAGACATTAGCTGACCAAATATACAGTGATTTGCATTGGTTTACAGGAACCATCGGATCGACATCGTATCTGTTGATACGGGCTTTGAACCAACCGTACTCAGCTGGTGAAGACGAGAACAGAAGAGCTCAACTCGCTTGCAATTACAGGTCGTGGAACGTATGAAAAATGCTAAATTAATGAAACAGCAACTTCGTTCCTTGCAAGCCACTTGTGCTTCTGCTATTCAGAATATCGAATCAATTGTGTCGTTGATAAACGAAGAATTGAAGGTTCCCGATAAACCTGCGAATGGAAAAGAATGTCAGCATCCTTTCAATTGGTTAAAAGATATACGTACGATGGGTCATCCTAGAAGATTTCACTGTACGCAATGCAAACAAACAATCGATGTGGAAGACGATAAAATACTAGAAATGGCTAGCAACAACGGCTAGGTAGAGGAGTCTGCAATGGCGATTCAAGGATTGATGGATGCTCGCGTACTTCTTGGTGGGTATGAATACACTAGTTACTCTAATTCATTGTCTACTGATTATGGAGTAGAAGTTTTAGATGAAACCGTATTCGGAGATACAACTCGAACAAACCGAGCTGGATTAAGGACATTCAGTTTTACTATGAGCGGTTTTCGAGATGACGGAGCTGCCACTCCGTTCGGGGATTCAGGTGGAACTGCGTATTCCAGGATCGGTGCATCACGAGAAGTATTCTCATTTGCTCCTGTCGGTACAGCAGACGGTCAACGGTCATTTACTATTCGAGGTGTGAACGGCACATATACACCATTGTCTGGATCGGTGGGCGATTTGCTTCCTTTTGAATTGGCTGGCAATACAGCCCATTCAGAATTGATTAAAGGTGTTGTTGAGGGTGTTGGCGCAAAAACTTCAACTGCTGCCAGTACTGGGACGCAACTTGGCGCATTATCGGCCACACAAACTTTGTACGCAGGATTGCATGTCATTGCATATGACGGAACTTCCCCTACATTGGATGTTGTAATCGAGAGCGCCAATAATTCTGGTTTTTCAGGAGAATCTTCTCGAATTGAATTTACGCAAAATACTGGAAGTATTGAAGCGCAATGGGGTTCCGTTAACGGGGCCGTTACTGACGATTACTGGCGATCAAAAATGACTATCGGAGGGTCAGGCCCTTCATTCACTGTGTTTATTACTCTGGGTATTGGAAGTCTAGCTATATCTTAAGGAGGCAAGGGCAATGGCAACATTCGTATACACAGACGCATCAGTGGTCGTCAATTCAGTCGATTTGAGCGATCATGTGAAATCATGTTCTCTTAACTATGAAGCTGAAATGTTGGATGACACGGTCATGGGTGATACGACTCGATCCAATATTGCAGGTCTATTGAATTGGTCGATTGACGTAGAATTCTTGCAAGATTTTGCGTCAGCGAAAGTCGATGCAACATTGTTCAGTCTTGTTGGAGCTGCCGCATTCACTGTGACAGTCAAACCGACGAGCGGATCAGTCAGTGCGACTAATCCTTCTTTTTCGGGAAGTGTGGTATTGGAGTCTTATCCCCCGATGTCGGGATCTGTCGGAGATTTGGAAACAGCCAGTGCGACATTCCGGTCAGCCGGAACATTGGCGAGAGCTACATCGTAAACCACGTTGTCCATTAATGGAGGTGATCACATGGTTTGGTCGAAACCCGAAATGAAAAGTATTTCGCTTAACATGGAAGTAACTCTCTACGTTACTGCTCGTTAAAAGTTTTCCATAATATCGGCGGGGGGCTCAGAAGCCCCCTGCCATAATTACTCATGGTGCTCGTCGCCCTGGCCTCCGCCATGAGCTATCAGAAGGAGATCGTAATGTCCACCTTGAAAACAAAACCATTTACCCTTTTTTCGGATGCAGGCGTCGAAAAAGAGCCTAGACGCCTTCGATTCGATTTTAATGCGCTTGCTGATTTTGAGCAAACCAATGGCATGGGCTTGGGTCAATTGTTGACTATGAAAGCAGTTTTTGGTACAGCAAGAGCCATGCTGTGGGTTGGCTGTAAATGGGACGACCCGAGACTTACTCTCCAGAAAGCAGGTGAATTAGTCGGAGAGTATATCGGCAAGGGAGGATCTGTTGATCAAGTACTTGGAGTATGTTTTGAAGCTGCCACGGATCAAGGAGCGCTTGGAACCCCTGTCGTTAAAGAAGAAGAAGGTGATGACGATGACTCGGGAAACGGCCCAGCACCCAAAGTCCTGGAAGTGGCCTCCAAACGTGGGGGGAATTCATCGAAGAAGCCAAACCCATAGCTTTCGGTCCTCTGGAATTGAAGCACGATGAATTGTACGCTCTCACTCCTAAAGAATATGAAGAATTATCTACTGGATGGGGTTGGCGTGTTAAATTCCAAGAAGAACGAGAAGCGAAATACGTTACGATTTTAGCTAATGCATCTGGTCATTTAAAGAAAAAATTAAGGATAGAAGATGTGCTAGGTCGAAATACCATGGCACAAAAGAGACAGATTGCAGAACGACGCGCAGTATTAGCTGAACGACGTAAACGAGAAAAAGAAGAAGAATAATAATGGCTGAAACACAGCAGAATTTGAATGCGAAGTTGAGACTCGATGCCTCTGGATGGGGTGCGGGGATTAAATCTGCTGAAAAGAAAATGGAACGGTTCGGGACCAATATGTTCTTCATTGGGTCTCGGATCTCAGCTGCTGTCACTGTTCCATTGGGGCTATTGACTCGGGCAGTTGTTAAGGTCGGAGCAGGATTCGACCAAGCAATGACTGAATCATTGGCAATCATCAATGATGTCAGCCCCAAAATGCGTAACCAGATGGAGGATACGGCAAAACGTATTGCTCTCACAACAAAATTCAGTGCTACTGAAGCTGCTGAAGCATATTTCTTTCTTGCTTCGTCGGGCATGAATGCTGCTGAAACAATGCAAGCATTGCCTATTGTAGCAAAATTTGCTCAAGCCGGTGTCATCAATCTGGCGAGAGCGACTGAGCTGTTGTCGGATGCGTATATTACTCTCGGCCTTCGGACAGGTGACCCTCTCGAACAAATGCAGAACATGCAACGAGTGGCCGATGTTCTGACTGAAGCCAATAATTTGGCCCAAGGATCTATTGTAGAATTCTCTGAAGCTCTGACAAATAAAGCCGCTGTTGCCATGCGGGTCTTTGGTATTGGTGTCGAAGAAGGTGTGGCGGCTCTAGCCGCATTCGCTGAGCGCGGTGTTAAAGGTAAATTGGCGGGTCAACAGCTTTTCATTGTGATTCGTGACTTACAAAGAGCGGTCCTTAAAAATAATGACGCATGGACACAACTCGTTGGCCCAGGAGCAGTTTTCGATGAAGCCACGGGTGAATTAAATAATCTTGCTGATATCATTGGGACACTCGAAAATAAATTAGAGGGGATGTCGGATCGCCAGAAAAAAGCTACCCTCGATATGCTCGGGTTCCAGGAACGATCTCTCCAAGCTACGTTGACGCTTGTTGGTGCATCCGAACGTATGAGGGAGCTGGAAATCGCATTCCATAATGCGGGTGGTGTAGTAGATCGTGTTGCAAAGAAACAAATGACATCGTTCACTAACCAGATGCATTTGGTTACAGAACGTATAAGCCAGATAGGTATTCAGATATTTGATACCTTCCGACCAGCATTCGAGCAAGTTATTCTCCCTCTCGTTAGAGAGGCTATAACCAAACTCGAAGGCCTTGTTGATTGGTTTGGGCAATTATCGATAAAAACACGAGCAACCATATTATCTGTTCTTGGATTAGTCGCTGCCCTCGGTCCAGCGATTGCAGCTTTTGGAGGTTTAATTCTATTTATTACTCCAGCGCTTGGGGTAATCAAGTCAATGATCTTGCCTCTTGTTTCATTAAAGGCTGGATTTTTGAACTTACATAAGCCACTCATGTTTTTTGTACATAGTGGGCCTTTGCAAGTAATGGGCTTGGCCAGATTTATTCCCCAAGTAGGTCTTGCCGTAACTGCGCTTGCGTTATTAAAAACTGGTTTAGACAAAATTTTTCCAGCTTCTAAAACTTTTAAAGAAGAATTGCATGAGACTGTTGCTGTTCTTGACATAACATCTGTTGAATTAGAAGAACAAATTGGAATATATACAAGGTTAAGTGGTCAACAAAAAATCAGTCAAACAGAAGCTATCCATCTACGTAATGCAGAAATGGTGTTGGCAGAAGCTTCTGGTTTAACTGAAGAAGCTTTCAGGAGAGAATTTCAGGCCACTGACGATCTTAAAACATTATTTGAAGAAGAAATAGAAACACTGAGACGGTTAGAAGCAGCTGAGATACAGGCTGCTGCGACGGCGGTACAGTCTGCTACGATGAGGCTCTCAGAAAATTCTCGTCAATTGCAGGCAATTAGAGAAGGTAATTTAGTACTCGATGAACAAAAAAGCAAGGCTGCTGCCTGGATCGAGAGTTGGGGCGCAGGAGGGGAATTTATTGTTGCATTGGGTAGACTAGTACTCAGCACTTTTCATCTTATTGGAGCTGGTGCTCAATGGTTGTTAGAGAAAGTTACAGACGCTTTCTCTGGGGAAGGCATTTTATCGTCTCTTTCCACTTTCCTGTCCCACATCTACACAATACACGGCAGTATGGAAGCGTTGGCTGGCGTGATGAATTTAGCCGCTGGCGCGATGGATAAAATAACTGGTAGAGATGCAGGGGGAGGAGAAGACCCAGACCAACGATTGGCCGATATAAAACGTAGCGAAGAAGAGAGAGAACAATTACTCAAAGATCAAGAAGAAGCTATAGCTGCATTGGATGCAATAACGGCAAAATACAATGAAACTCTAGAAGAAACTAATGAAGGATTAGAACGCAGTACAAAGACCGGTGCTAAGGACGCTATTGATAGTATAACCGATGGATTTGTCGGCGGTGAAGAAGCTTCAAAAGCTTTTTTAAGAAAAGTCGATGAGATGTCCAACAAGATTGTGGGGTTGGGCACGAATAAACTCCCCGTTCTGTTGGCAGCATTTGCTGGGTTGACTGATGAGCAAAAGAAAAATGAGGGGATACTTCAACGGCTGTGGGTAGCTTATAAACCGATACGTAAGTTTATGGCTCCCAACGCTATGCCTAAAGAGATCGAAAACCTAACAACTAAATATCGAGAACAAGAAGAACATCTCAAGTTCTTGACAACTGATGCTGGTAAGTTTGTCGCTGCCATGGGGAATGTCGATCTGAAACTGTTCGATATTCTTACCCAACAAGATGCTGTTCTTGAACAATGGGATGCAATGGGCGGTGCCATGCCCGACAGTTTCTTTGAAAATCATGGCGACACAATTGAAGACTTGGCAGCACAGTATGGAAGTCTGGCCGAAGAAGGTCTTCGCGATGTTATTGATGCTTATTTCGAGTGGCGAATTGAGTCCCATCGTACCAGCTCGCAAGCGAAAGGCGATGTTGCAGACGCCAAGAGATTTATAGAAGAAAAAAGCGAAGATTTAAACGCGACTCTAATGAGCAAGGCTTCTGCATTCTCTCTGTTCACGTTGAATACCCAAGATGCTGAACTTATTGGGTTAACACGAGGGATGGAAGAGAGACGCCTGGCCCAGGAACGTATGTACGTGGATATGACGGCGAAGGCTGTGGAGGCGGGTGAAGAAAATTTACTTATAGAATTGGAAAAAGTTAATCACGCAAGAGCCGTTGGACAATTAATCCTCGATCAAGAAGAACGTCATGGATTGATGCGTATCCTGAAAGCACGAGGATTTAATCAACGACAACTCGAAGAAGCTGCGTCTTTAACTGCAGAAGAATTGAGGATTCTTGTTGATGCACAAGCGGAAGCTCTAGCGGAAACACGCGCATTCAAAGATCGAATGCTGGTCGCTGGCAGTTTGGCTGGACTATTTGAGCAAATGGGTGGTGGGTTTGCAGCAATTGGGCAGGCCATCAGAGATTTGTCAACTGACATTGACGCATTTGGGGAATCGTCTCAAGTATGGAAAAACTCTCAATCAGCTGTTGAGGACTGGACTTCAGCAATAGGGATGGCGACTGCGGCATATTCCGCGTTCAATAAAATTAGCGAAATGGGTGGACGGGGGAGCCGTACCGTTGCTGGTGCGGCGACGGGCGCTCAAATGGGGTCTGCATTTGGTCCATGGGGAACGGTGATCGGAGCGGGTATCGGTGCAATAGCCGGTTTCTTCATGGATGATCCAGGATGGGCGAAGATACAAGACGCTATTGCGACACGATTTCAGACCAGTGTCTCTGATGAACTTGCGAAACAGATAGAGGAGACCGCTGAAGAAATAGGCAGTGATTGGGGTGCGATGCTGTTGCACTTGAATGACATCATTGCAGAGAGTGGAGGCATTACTGCTGCAAATGTCGATCATTGGACGGCACAAGTACGTGATGCATTTTCATTGACAGAATTCGGGGCATTGGATCTGGCAGGCGCAACAGAGGTCTTGGATGAGAATTTCAGTGATCTCGTTGAAGCAGGGACGCTGTCTAGCGGTGTGCTGAAAGCCAATGTCCGTGAATTGATAGAATTGGATGCTCAGTTTGGGACTGCTTCTGAAGCCATACGAGAATTTAAAGAGGCAATGGTGGACCTGGCTGTTGAAGGCTTGGCGGCGTTCGCTGAAGGCTCGAAGAGTGTTATCGATACATTATTAGAACAATACGATTTAGATGTAGAATCGGCAAAAGAAGCCCATGACAGAAAAGTAGAGAGTCAAATAGCAGCACTCGATTCCATGGAGTTGTCAGAAGAAGAATATGCAGAAAGAGTCAGAATTATACGAGAAAATGGAGCTGCTAGATGGCAAACGCTGTCAACCGAAATGGCATTAAACTTCAAGAATAATTTTGCTGATAAAACGAGAAATGAATGGGAACAATTAGGCGCATTTACAGAAATGACATTCCTCGCAATGATGGCGGGAGGAGCGTCTTTTCTCGATGCATTGGATGCAATAGATCCATCATTAGAGCAATTGCAACGTATGACGGAAGTCACTGGTATAAAAGGCAGTGAGATGATCGATCAATTGCTTCGTATTCGCGCATTTAAAGAAGAGAATGAAGGATTGATTCTCCAGATTCAAGGGATGAATCAATTGATGTTGGGGTTAGGGAATTCCGCCAATCTGTCTCAGGGTGATTTTAATATATTTGGTGAAGCTGCTGTTACGCAATTTGACCGATTGATTGCAGGCGGACTGAGCAGCAATGACGCATTGCTAATAATGGCACCGTCACTGCAAACGCTTAAAGACCTGCAAGAACAATATGGGTTTGAAGTCGATGAGAACACACAGAGGCTCATTGACCAGGGAGTGGAAGCAGGGATTTTGGGTGAGAGAGCTCGTACGACTGACGAAATCATGTCGGAAGGGTTGTTGGCTGTTGCAGAAGGTCTTGGCGAATTGATTCGGTTGTTTGGTGGCGATGTTCCAGCCTCGATCCAACACTTAAGTGATGTAGCAAGAGAAGAATCGGGCGAAATCAATAGCGACATGGATGGCGTAAGAGAAAACAGTGCCACTAATTTTGAATTAATGAAGAATGAAGCTGCTAATGAAATGCAAGAGATGGGCATTAATGTAGACTCCGAAACGAGTGGAATGGAAGGCGAGTTCACTGATCTTTCGACTCATGCTACTCAAGCATTCAGAGATATTGTTGTTCCCGATTTTGATACAGATTTTGTATTCACTGCTACATGGGATGTAGACGAGATACCTGGAGTAGATAGAACAGGTGGTAATGGGGGTGGGCCTGGTCCTGGACCAGAGGGATTCCAGCATGGAGGAATTATTTCACGTCCTACTTTGATGATAGGTGGGGAAGGCGGAAAACCAGAAATGATTGGACCCGTCAGCTTTATGTCAGAAGCTCTTCGAGGCGCTTTGGGGAGTGGCCAAGGCAGTAATGAAGTTGTTTCTGAGTTGCAAGCGCTTCGAGAAGAGATAGAGTTATTGCCGATTCATATTCGTGATGCGATCATTACGAGTCAATAAAAATGACAGCCATCGCACCAACGATTACGCTGAATGTATATTTTTCTGGCCTTTCGTCAGCTTCGACAAATATTGCGTCAGACGTTGTGCTGGGCTCCAGTATTGTAAAAGGTCAATACGGTATTATTGGTACTGGACCTGTAGACAGAATTGGCCGTACTGGAACGTTAACTTTCTCTCTTGATAATAGCGTCAATAATTCCGGGGGAGTTCGAGGGTATTACAGCCCTGGTCACACAAATGCAAGAAGTACCGGTACGATTGGATGGAATCTTGGGCTTTTTATTTCGATCACATTGTCTTATGGCGGTACGAACTATATTAAATTCATTGGTACATTAACAGAAGTGAAGCCTACGGCTGGAGAGCATCAACGTCAAGTCGCTAAATGTACTGTTTTGGATTGGATGGACGAGGCAGCACGGTCGAAATTGAAAGCGACTGCAACCCAAACAAATAAACGAGCTGATCAATTAATTACAACGATCTTGTCGAATTCGGTGGGACGACCGCCTATTGCGACGGATTACGATACTGGTCGTTCGACGTTTGCGTATTCACTCGATAATTTTAAAGACAATAAGACGACAGTATTAAAGGCTCTTGCGGATGTTGTAATGTCTGAGATGGGGTATCTGTACATCAAGGGCACCACGGATGCGGCCAGCGCAAAGGGCGGGAAGCTTACGTTCGAGAACCGGACGGCACGGTTGTCCTACGGGGCATCGGAGCATACATTCGCCAATAACATGGTGAAAATGATTGCCAGTCAATCTCGATCAGATATTGTCAATCACACGTATGTACAAGTCCACCCGCGCACGCTCGATACATCAGTAAGTGTATTGTGGGAATTGACATCGACCGAAGTCATACCGGGCCTTGAACAGGGACGTACAATAACTGTTATCGCGGAGTTCTCTGAGAAAATTATTACCGGGGTGAACTTTGGTGCATCCACATCGACCTCGTCGAGAGGCGCACATATTGCCACGACGAGTCTAACCACACCTGTTTCTGGTACAGATTGGATTGCCAATACTGCTTCTGATGGCAGTGGCAGTGTGATTACATCTGACGTCGTTGTGACGGTGGCGACAACAGCCGCAAATACCGCAACTCTACAGATTGTAAATAACGGTACGGTAACGGCATACCTCACAACATTGCAAGTGAGGGGTATTGCACTTAAAGATAACAGTTCTACATCTGTTGACGACAGTAATGCTTCGTCTATCACGACATACGGCGAACAAGATTCTCGAATCGACATGCCGTATGAATCCGATCCCATTCTTGCATTAGAGATTGCAAAGTGGCAAAATTCG